CTTTCTGGTCCACTACTACCACCACCACCACCACCGAAGTATTGTGTTAGCCCAGTTTCATCATTAACTGTGCCACAACCACCATGTGCGATAAGTAGTTTTCTTTCGTACTCGTTGATATGTGCTAAATGTACGTCACCGTTTGTTCCGTGAGCCGTGATTTCTTCATAAAGTTGCTCGAACAACTTAATCTTTTCTTGCATGTTTAAATTTGTAATATCGATACTCATAACTCTTTCTCTATTTGTACATGTGTTTTAACATACCCTTTTGGTTTCATAACCTTTTCCCAACCTGGTCTTGCAAATAACTCCATTTTTATACAACCCTCTTTTCTAGCCCATGCTTCTAAATCATTTACATGGTGTATCCATAAATCCATTTGTCTGCCTGTAACGATTCTTGCATCACAGACTTTGTAATTTGGGTAGCGTCTAATCTCAGTCACAACTGTAGCAAGTACCGTATCGGAGTCTGAAACAACTAACCAAAGTTGCATGGCTCCTTGTTTACAAAGGTCTTTAATATCATCAGCATTAAAAGCACCATTTGTATCACATGCCAGTTGGACTAGATCTTTTGCTAGTGGCCAGATATTTTCTACTTCAAACTTGTTAAACTTAATAAACTTAGTTTGCATTTACTAGATCATATATTCGTTTCATTTGATCTTGTTGGTTGTAGAAAAATGCAGCCCCCTTTCTACGCATTTCTTTAAAGTCCTCAGGATTTGCACCTGCCATAATGCCTGCTC